GTAGATTAAAGCACCTCTAGCAGTTAGCGTAACTCCAGTGAAAGATCTGTCTGCGAAGTCTACTCTCGCCACACCTGCTGTCATTGAAGTAGTTCCGTTAACTAATTTTCCGCCACCTGAAGCATATTGACCGCTGTTTCCAACTTGACCGGAAGTTGTGAAAGATGTTGTAGCTGAATTTAGAGTTGCTGTAGAAATGTAAAGAGCCAATTTAAAAACATCACCACCAGTTTGTTTGAAATTCATGTCAGCTTCTAAAAGCTGTTTTTTAAATGAATTACAAATTGCTTGTGTTATTGCCATAATTTATCTCCTATTGTTTTCCTATTCGAGGAACACCGCTTTGGTATTCATCCCGTCTTCGTCTTCCCATTTGTTCAATCGAGAATCCTTTAACAGCCTCTTGATATTTTTTATCATATAATTGAAGCATGTCAATGGGCCCTTTTAAGAAACCATAAGCCTCTACTAGGCAAGCATACAATAAACCATTGGGAAATTTTTGACTTAAGTATGTAGTTGTATTTGTAGACGATAATCCAAGAGTTTTCAAGATATAATTTATTTGAATAGTGTAGGTCGCATCAGGAGTCGGGGCAAAAACTAAAGTGTTCTCATCCCAATAACTGTAGTATTTAGGGACTCCAGTTTCCCCTTTTGGATTATACTCCGACATAAAGTTAGTATCTCTATACTGCAGAAAATCTCGGTTATCAGCTGAAGCTGTCCCATCAGAATCTACTATTTGAGCAGATCTAACAATTAATAAATTATCAGGAGTGTCTATAAATCTTGTATTAAGAACTAAATTAGCTGATGCATATTTTCTATTATTGTCTGAATCTACTTCTCTTAAAATTCTTAATTCAGCATCGTTAATAAATCCATCTAAAATGGTGTCTGTAAAAACATTTGCGTTTACTTCTGTGTAATCTTTAATTTTTTGTTTTAGTTCTGCGTATGTCATGCTCTATCATTTACAGGTCCAGCTAAACATTGGAACCCGCCTCCTGTTTCTGTGCTGCTTGCAGCACTGATTAAGTTAAAAGTAAAACTGTTATATTGAGTAACAGTTGAAGGTTGACCCGCTTGCTTTACTACTGTTGGAACCATCGTTACTGCGTAAGCACCGTAAACTTGAGCTCCAGTTGAGTGTGCGCCTGCGGGTGTGTTTTTGGGAGTCTGTCCTCTGAAAGGAGCAGCTGTTCCTCGAACACAATTTGATAAAACGTTTCCTGAATTTCCGTTATAATAAATAGTCTCTGTTTCATAAAGTCCAGACACGTTATTTATTTTTTCAATTGCAATATATCCTTGACTTGGAAAAGCAGACGAGTCTGTTAAAGTAATAGATGTATCGGTTGCAGTAATATTTCCGTTTAATGTAGTTTGTAATTGTAAAGTAGAAATTGAAACTCCACCTACTGGTCTTTTAACATCATAAAATCTCACATAGTCTCCAGTTTGATAAGCACTAAACGGAAAACTTACAGACACTTGAGTAGATGCAGATGTCATTGTAAAAGGATTTTTTGGTAAAAAATCTGTAGTGGGAAATTCTGTTCTTGCTGGTCTTGGATGGGGTAATCCTTGTGGATCAGCAGTGTATGGTTTTGGTTCTAATTGCGGTTGCTTTGGTTCATATTCAGAAGTGTGTACTCTTGCACCATTCCATTCTCTAACCATTTCTGTGTATGGAAATGCAAGACCTGATCGATCTGAAATAAATAATGCGTATTTTCCTTTTGATAAATTTCCCATAATTACATACTCGGATAATAAGTTTTAGGTGAAATGTAAACACTAGCAGAAGAACCATCTTCTTCTAGAGCTCTAGCCAATTCATCTTCATAAATTAATTTTAATTCTTGTATTCTTGCTTGTGCATATTTCATAGAAAGATAATATGTTAAACCAGCAACCATACAAGGTACAAATCTGTAAGGTACATCAGTTGCATTAGTGTAATCCCCTGCATCTTGAATTCTTTTTTCATAATAAAAATTTATAACATTTCCATTTTCTGTAGAACTTGGTGTTAAATATAAAGTAATTAAAATATGATCAATAAATCTTTGAACAAAATATTGAGAAGGTTGCCCTGTAGCAGTTTTATTTGATAGAGCCTGGTATTGAGATCTATTTATTTTTTCTAATGGTGAATCGACGTTAGAATTATTTCTGTAAGAACATTCTAAAATTTCTGTAGCCTGGTTAACAAAGTTAGTGACAGCAGCTCCATTTGAATGAGTGGCTGCTGTAGTTCCATTAACTCCACGTGTTACTCCAGTAAGTTCTAAAGAACTAAAACCTGTGTATGAAATATTTTCTGATCCTACATTAATAGTTCCTGAATCAGGCATACGGTCTTTTGAAGCAAGAGTAATACCGGTAGTTTGAGAAGTAGTGGTGATAGCGGCAGTTAAAGTAGTAGTAACCCCATCAGAATTACCATCCGAGGTTGCTCTAAAAATTTTATATTCGTTTTTATTTGTTTCTAAAGTAATATTGGTGTTAGCTACTTCCCAAAAATGAAGACCTCTGTTTCCCCATTCTTGAAACATTATGTTTAATGATCGTCTAGCAGTTTTTAAATTATAACCGCTCATGTCAAATTGACCGAGTCTGTTGTAAGACTCTTCAATTATCTCATCAATCTTAAACGTTTTGTCAAACGTTGTAGTGCCTGAAGTAACGTTGGCCATTTAGACTCCTACGAGTTAGCGCCGCCACTATGAAACACAGTGATAGCAGTGATCGATTCTGTAGTAAAACCAGTGACTACTGAAGTTTTAAATAAAATTGGTACAGGAAAATTAATTGTCATATCATGAATATGAGCACCTTTATTTAATTTTACTTTAGACGTTGAACCATCACTTAATTCTAAAACACCCGCTGCATTCGGACCAGATACATGCACACCGTACACTCTAGTTCTTCCGCTTTGTACAGTTTTAGTTTCTGTAGTTACGTTAGTCGCTACTCCATCTATAGCTGAATATGTTGTCATTTTTTTCTCCTTAAAATTAAATGTGGGCCCGGAGGCCCACACTAATTATTGATTAGTAGTTACTTGGTGTTAACGGGTTTCTGTTACCACTGTTAGCAGCAGTTCCAGTCCAGTTTTGTAAGTATTCTACAAACACTCTAGCTTGACCAGCAGTTGCAGAGTTAGCAACAGTAATACCGTAAAGTTCGATATCCTGTGAACCAACTTGCCATCTGTTAGTTGCAGATTGAGTCATTTCAATTGGGCCAATTGCTGAAGCCGCAACGTTTGCTGCTGCAGTGATGTCAACAGCGTTGTCAGCACCATCTCCAAAAGAAATAGTTGTTGTACTTGAGTTAGCAAATAATTGTTCAATTAACATAAACACTCTTGTGATTTGAGAGTATTTAGGAATGATCAATCCTGTCGCTGTAGCAGTAGTTGTAGCGTGAGTCATCACAGTAGAAGCAACCGCTATAGTAGGAACGGCACCGACGTTTCTTACGTCAGTTCCAAGTGTAGTTCCTGTAGTGTTTAATATCGTTCCCGATCTTATCGGTCCCGAAAATGTAGTAGTAGCCATAATTTATCTCCTTTTCCTAGTTAGCTTAATATCGTCTCTAGGCCGTTAGACTATACGCAACCGATATTAAAATATAAATGTATAGTTATAAAACTATATACTACATTTTAATAGAGTGCAAGAGAGCCTACAATGTGGATTGGTTTTTTCCAACGATGTAGCTTTTTATTAAGTAGCTACAGAAACTTGTGGAGCAGAACCTTCAATTGTGTTCTGTCTGTGGGCAATAGCTGCTTCTTCCAGCTTAATCTTTGTAATGATCTCTTTGACTTTGTCGTCAATTCTAACCATCTCAAGAGTGTATCTGTTATTATCCAGATGCTCCTGCTCCCACTTCAACTCCAAGGACCTTTTTTGTTTGTATAGGTCTTGTATCATCGATAACCTCTTCAAAAGTTATTCTGTTTGTCTTGTCGTCATAACTAACTCCAAGATCTTCCCATTTTATACTCTTATCTCCTAGTTTGTCAAGTATAGCATTTTCTACACTTTTAGCATTATCTTCAGCTAATACGTTAAATTTAGCGTGATGATTATAAGCCCAGATGTTGATGAGAAGTTTTTTCATGAGTTTTTCTTTCTTATTTTGTGAATGAGGCGGGATTATGTCCCGCCTCAAAAATGTTTTTATTATGCTCCTGGAGAAGCAAAGATTCCTCTAAAGTCAGATACACCAAATTGGTATCTTTCTCTAGCTTTGAATCTTAAGTTTCCAGTATCAAAATCGCCTTCCATAGCTGTTTTGATTGGTGTTCTAACGAAATGTTTCATTCCGTTTGGAACATCAGTGATAAGGTAGAACGCGTTAGGATCAGTTAAGAAATTGTTCACTCTGTAACCTTGAGGAACCATTCCCATAGATCTAATTGCGTTGATATCATTATCAGCAGTTTGAGTTCTGCCTTCTGATTTCATCAACCTTTCAGCTTGGAATTGTAGCGCAGAAGGGACAATCATTTTTGTCGCTTTCGCTGCAATTTTTAAACCTCTTTCATCAGTGAACGCCGCAATGTCAATTAATGACTGCTCTAATGAAGTTTCGTTTAAGTCTGCTGCCACTGCTAAAGTGTTAGACACTGTACCAGCAATCGTAGGGTGAGCCGTATTAAATAAAGAAACGTTGTCTCCTGATTGGAAAGTACCGAATCCATTAATTAATGGGTTTACCGCTTTAACTTGCTTTGTATTTGCCATACTTCTAGCTAGTGCTTTAGTATATCTGCTTGACAGTCTGTCATACAGGTTATCTTCCACCGCTTCTTCAGTAATCGCGAAGGCAAGAGCCACAGTTTCCATAGTGTATCTTGCAGTGTAAGTTTCTTGAGCATTGTCAAAAACTACACCTGAACCTTCAGGTTTTACTTGAGCATTAGCGAAACCAGATAACATAACTTCTTCTTCAAAAGCTCTGTCTGATGTTTCTGTTGCATATATTTCAGCATGCTGATTTTCATAACGTTTGTATTCCAAGCCGAACAGTGCGTTCAAACCTGGCTCTAGTTCTTTAACTAGTTGTCCTCGTGATATTGCCATGTTTTATTCTCCTATTCGATTAGATTCCAGCTGTTGAATTTTTGTAGAAGTGTTCGTTGATCTGAACAACCCAATTAACGTGCGAAGCACCTAATGTGTTATTGTCTGGATCTTTTGAAACTCCAACAACTTTCAACTGTGCAGCAGTAGAAACTCCAGTAGAGTCATCTAATTCTACACCTGAAACGTAGTTAGCTGAATCACCTGCCGCATAAGTTAGGTCGTAATTGAAAAATACGTCCGCTTGTGCAGAGGCTAATGTGTTGTCCGATTGTATCTCGAATCTCTCATATGGATCATCGGATACGAAGCCTACGATATCTGTAGCAGTGTTACTTGCATTCAGATGGTTCGCAAACGTCGGTTTTTGAGTGTCGGCTGCTGTAAAGAAAACACCATTTAGGGAACCTAAAAGTTGAGTATCACCTGCACCTGCTACTACGATAGTTCCAGTCGCTGCCGGTTTTACCGGATCTTGGAAATACATAGCTGTTGCAGAAGCTGCAATACTGTATTCAGATAAACCTTGGTTGTCTCTATTCTGACCGATTTTTCCTATGGGTCTTAATCCAAAGGCGCTGTCTTGATTTGACATAGTTTTATCTCCATTGTTAATTTAAATGATGTCACTAGAAATTGTTAAAAAACTATTTCTTCGTACCACCAAAAGTTACACGAGTATTTCTATCAATATTGATAGGCATACTTGGATGCTCTTCCTTTAGTAGATCGTTATCAAAGGCACTCTCATTGTCCTGCGCTTGTTTACGATAGTAATCAGCGTACTGTTTTGCGATCTCCTCGGGTACTCTAGCGAGCACTAGGCCACCTTGACCGATCACTCCCTTGTATTTACCGTCTTGTACTACAGCATAATCTGCTTCGTTATATTCATCGGCTCTTACTAATTCGTAACCAGATCTAATACGACCTTGTACGTTTTTAGAATCGTCGAATCCCATCGATTCAGCTCGTAGCCATCTATGTACAAAACCTGCTGGTGCAGGGGGTGCATCTAATAAAGATGGTGGAGCCCAGACTTTTGGTCGAGATGTTTTTTCT